ATTATGAAATGTGTTTACGCTATGGAAGTGATGACCATGAGTATATATCTGTTGGACTTAACCACGTAATAAATGGTATACTTGATAAGAAAACTGACATGTATTCTAAAATAAATAATTTTTCAGAACATGATACTCATGACACAGGTGAGTTAGATAGATGAGGAGTTCAATATGAAATGCAATGTATGCAATGAGAACATCAAACCTGATTGGTTAAGTGTTCAAACAAATCCAGACATAAACATATGTGTTGATTGCGAAGAAGAAGCAATGCTTGAAGACACTTATGTTGATGATGAACCACCAACTATAGAGGGAGGGTCTAACTATTCCACGTAGATACTGTAACTATAAAAACAAGGGGGATAAGTAGTTACATAACCCCCATAAATTAAATGTTCTGAGGAGAATATAATGATAAACGTAGAGATGTATGCACATAATACTAAAAGTATTAGTATCGTCATGACTCAATTAGGTATTGATATTGAAATTCAAACTGAAAAAGGCAAGCAAGTTATCACTTGTTTTGTTGATAAGATACCAGAAATAAAAGGTAAAATACTTGGCAAAAGCTACAAGACTTTAGAAAAAGAACATGACATAGGTAAAGCATTAAGCAAATACTTTCATGCCAATAAACCAAAAGATGGTGAGTTTGAGTATGAGTAAAGCAAAACAATACCAGCTTCAAATGACACAGGAAATTATTACCATGCTCAAAGATTCAGAGTTGAAAGGCTTTGAATATCCTTGGTGTGGTGGTGACTTCCAACCTTTAAATCCTGTAACTAATAAAACATACCAAGGTGGTAATGTATTTTGGTTATCTATAATGCAAACCAAATACAATTATGAATACAATCATTGGGCAACAGGCAAGCAATGGAAAAGTATAGGTGGTTCTATAATCGCTGGCTCCAAATCTGCTGATAGATTACAACGTGTCATAACTCCATTCATTCGTAAGGATGCAGAAGATAAAGAATACTTAGCTGGGTTTGGTGCAAGTTGTGTATTCAACCGAGACCAAATAGAAAACATACCTCCTGTTGTTAAGCCAATAAAAGAATCACCTATTAAACTAAGAAAGAAAATAGAATCTTGGATTAATAAATTAAACATGGAGATAAAACATACAACACAACCAAGAGCTTATTACAATAAGACAGATGACTATATACATTTACCTAACTTAGATATGTTTCATAGACAAGATGGATATTACAGTACCAAGTTCCATGAAATAATACACGCAACAGGACATGAAAGCAGACTTAATCTTGACTTAAAATCTAAAAGCAAAGTCAAAGAATACGCTATCGAAGAGTTGCGTGCTGAGTTAGGTGCATCATTCTTATGTGCCAAGTTTGGTTTGAAGATGGATAGAAGAGAAGACCATGCCATCTATATTAAAAGCTGGATAAAAGCATTGGAAAATAATTATGAATTACTATGGCAATCTTGCAAGGATGCACAGCTTGCGATTGATTGGTGCGATAAACAAACTGATGTGCAGTTAGAAAGGAAAGTAGCATGAGTGTAGGTATATGGAATTGTACATTCTATTTAGTTGATGATGAAGGAGAATATATTAGAAACAAAGATGGAAGTGTACGATTATATGATTCAAATAATAAAATAGATTACAGTACATGGAGTGAATACTTAACAGAGGAAGACCTGATTCCTTTACCAAGTAGACGTACACAATATGATGAAGTAGAATCCCCAGAAGATTACCAACATCATACATCTAATATAAATTATAGGAGTAGCTAATGTTACCAGAGACTAAGCAACAAGAAAAATTAAAAACATTTCTAAAGAAATCACCATACCATTATGAAGTAACAACATTGTATAGAGACTATGTTGTAGTAAAGTTTTCAATAGGTGACTCTCTTTCTTTTACAGAAAGAAAAGCAAAAAAGTATGAAGAGTATGAAAACAGATTAGATAAAAAGTATGGATTATATAAGCAAAAAGATGACCAGTAAAGAAAAAAGAAAAGGAACTTACCATGAGAACTGGTGGGTTGAAACCTTTAAACAATGGGGATGGCAAGCAAGAAAGCAACCCCTGTCTGGTATCTTAAAAGATTTCCCTCATGATATTGAAGTACAAACAAAAGGATTAACTTTAATATGCGAATCAAAATACAGGGCAAAAGGATTTGCTTTAATATCCACCATACTAAAAGACCCAACAGTTAATTTATTATTATTAAAAGATAAAAGTGGAAGTGCTTTTGTTTGTTTCAGTACAAAGAATGACAAAGCATTAAAGCTATTAGGTATTGAAAAAGAAAAGTAGCCTTGCTGGGAGTATAACAAGGCTACTAAACAAGGTATCCTGAGGAGGACAATTGAAACATAACTTAAATAAAATTAAGTTCAAGAGTTACTTTTAAAGTTGTAGGTAAATAAATAGGTATTTAATAACTTACGAATTTAAATGAACACCATTGTAACATATAAGGGAGAAGCTATGGATAAAATACAACCAGTAACAATTAAAAAATCTAATGTTAATTTACCTACCATCCAACATGATATTAATTGGTCATTAAAATTATCAAAGAAAGAACCTACAATCACAGACCAAGAAGTCTTTTATCATGTAGAAAAACTATTAGATAAAAAAATAACTAAAGATATACAACCAATATACAATGGTCCAAATGGATATGACTTTAATGACAATGGATATATTGTATCATGCGATGACGAATCAAAACTAAAAGAATCATACAAGTTATCTTTATATTCCATGTCTCCATTACCTTTGGAAGTATTAGAAAAATCTTTAGAAGTAATGTATTCAACACAAACACAAACAGGAGGAGGAAGACTAACACCAAACACCAAAGCAAAACAAATGGCTGTCTTATTAAATAACGAAAACATACCAGCAGATATAGCTAACCATGCCATACAATACACAGCAAAAAAAAGTAAATGGTGGGCAACCTTTGCAGAGTTATGGGAAGTAATAGGATGGCGAATAGAAAAAAGAAAAAAACTAGTAAAGGCATTAGAAAATAAACTAAATAGCTTGTGATTACAGGCAAAATAATATAAAATAAATTATAATTCTGAGGAGAATATTATGAAGAAAAATAGACAAGGTGCTATAGGTGGTTCAGATGTTGCACGCATCATGGATGGTGATTGGTACACACTTTACCTAGAGAAGATTGGTGATAAAGAACCTGATGATTTAACAGATGTATTAGCAGTACAGCTTGGCGTGCATACAGAATCATTTAATTTAAACTGGTTTCAAAAACATTGTACTGAATTAAAAAATAAAAAAATTATAAGAGAACCATCTGCTTTATGTACCATTGATGGTGCTTATGATTTAGTTCCTTTCTTATGTCATCTTGACGGAGTAACAGAAAGTAATTGTACTATAATAGAATGTAAACATACACATCAAATGAACAAGATGAGTAATGTAATAGAAAGATATATGCCACAAATACAAACGTATATGTATTGTTCTGGTATAAAAGATACTTATCTATCTGTTATATTTGGCAACCACAGATATGAATACATAAAAGTAAAATACAATAAGGAATACTTTGACAAAGTTATGGTTCATGTCAAAGAGTTTTGGAACTGTGTACTTAATAAAGATGCACCTGTTCATCCCAATGTACACAAACCATCAACAGATAGTATTCATATAGATGATAAAGTTGTACGCAACATGAACAATGATAATTATTTTATTAACAATGCACATGATTACGTCAATACTTTACATGAAGCAAAGATAAATGCATCAGCAAAAAAGATTCTATTAGATAACGTAACAGATACAGACAGAGAATTAAAATGCGACCTTCTCTCTGTTAATATATCTAAGACAGGTCGCAGAAGTATATCAATAACTGATATGAAAATTCTTACAGAACAAACCCAAAAGTATATCAACAACTAAGGAGTAAAGATATGGGATATAATAAAGAAGGTATAGGATACCAACAAACAGACACAAGCAGACAAGGTGCTGAGTTTAACAAAGAAGGAAAGTTAACAATAAGAGATAAAGTAAAAGAATTATTTGTTAATACTGACAAATTAAAAATGACAGTAGAAGAAGTTAGTAAAGCTATGTCTTCTCCAGAAGTATCTGTGCAACCAAGAATAACCGAACTAAAGAATGAAGGTATCTTACAAGATAGTGGATTCAGGCGCATGGGGAAATGGGGAACAGAAAGAATTGTTTGGGAACTAGTAAATAATACAGGAGAATAAAAATGGCTACTAAAGTATCTAATGAATTAACTAAATTATTAAAAGCAGTTAATGAAACACCAGCATCAGCATTGTGGGATTGCCATGGAACATGGGTAATAAAACATAAAGCATTAGAAAAAGTAGGTGCTTACATGGGTCTATCATTTGATATGCCTACCATTATAGAAACAGATATTAAAAATAAAAGTGTTAGTGTCTGTGTTCAAGGTCATCGAAACTTAAATGTTGTTGATAAAGATAAACAAAATAAAATTGTACGTATAAGTGCTTGGTCATTTGGTGAGTCAGCACCTTACAATACTACAAATAAATATCCGTTTGCTATGGCTGAGAAGCGTGCTGTTGATAGAGTTATATTAAAACTTATTGGTATGCATGGTGATTTATATTCTGAAGTTGAAGCAGATGCATTTCAAGAGAAAACAAATAGAGGAGATTAAACAAATGGAGTATGATAACAACAATCGTGGTGCAGTATTTCCACCAAGAAACAATCAAAAACTAATACTACAAGGCAATGCTGAAATGGATAACAAACCATTTAAAGTAATAATAGTATCTGATGAATCTAAATCTGGAAACAAATACCTAGAAGTATATGAAAAGGTAGGTGTATTATTTACAAACAGTTACAAAGAACCAGACGATAACAAACCTCATTACACAGGTGAGTTAGATAAGTATGACAAACGTATTGCTGGTTGGAAACAATCTAAAGGTGACATGGAATACTTAGCATTTAGAATTACAGACCCATTAGAAAATGAAGTAGTTAATACTACAATGAAAGATTTAACTCCAGCTGACTTAGGTGATGAAGAAGTTCCCTTTGGTAAAGAGTTAGATGAGATGGCAGAAAAAGCAAGGAAAGGAGAAATAGAAAGTGGTTGGTAAAAAAAAAGAAACACCTATCTCTATTACTATACAAGGAGATATTGCTGAAACAGTACGCAAAGTACAGAGCAATATAAACAAAACAACAGGAATAAAGATTAGCCTACAACAAACTATTAATTATATAATAAAAAATATTAATAAAGAATTAATGTTTGTTGAAAAGTCTTAGCTTTATGGGGGGTGTTGGGTTCACGGTTTTTTATTTAACCCTTATTTTCCTTTGACAGAAAAACATCCCCCACCAACAAGAGGAGTGAATTATGAGTAAGAGTAAACGAATAGCAAGTTACACAAGACAAAGTTCTGAGTGGTCTAAACCTTCATGGTCTTTACCATTAAATAAGAAACCAATTAAAGGTCGCTTTACTGATGACCCTAAAGCAGTCAATGAAATAATGAATGGAAAAGTATCACAAAGATATGGAACAATAGAACTATCAGATTTATATTGGACCATGCCACAGCAAAAAAAAGCTGGTGAAAGAAATGCTATTCATCAATTTAAAAAGAAATACTACAATGACTAAACCAAAACGAATAACTTACATACACCATAAGAATCATGTCCTTGCTGTAGTACGTGATAATATAAAGTATGATATTCACACATCATGCATTAATAATAATAGTAATATTATTTATTTAATAGGAGAAAAAAATGCCAAAAGAAAAAATAAAAATTGAAGAAGACACTTTGATTATAAAAGTAGACCAACACGATTATACTAAGACAGATTACAGAACTACATACTTTAGTGGAAGTAAGACAGATAAGTTCTTTACGTGGATGAATAGGGAAATTAGTAAACTAACAGGCAAAAAGGTTTGATATAAGAACCGTGAGAGGGGTGTAATGATACTATCTGGTATGGTTGCACCCCTTATTTATTTAATAATAAGTCTCGTAACTCTGGACCTCTGCTCTTAATTTGCTCCCACCAACGGCTATCTTCCATTTCAATCGCAGCCGATTCAAAATCTTTTCTTTGTATAGCATCCCAAAACTTTATGAACTTACTAAATCGTGGATACCCCATATTAAATTGCATAGATAAAACTACAATCTGCACGTTGTCAGGTAGTTCTCTCCAAAATGGTTTGTTCCTATCAAGTTCTATTGTATGCTTTTCTAAGTCACGCTTTAAAATAAAGTCTGCTGTTTCAGCATCTATACCTTCAGCTAAGTTATGACCATAGCCTATTGTCCAAACATCTCTGGTGTCTTTATACATTGTTAAAGAACAACCCTCATGCTTTTTTATAATGTCAATCAAATTTAGTTTACTCATTTTTTATTCCTCGCTGAAATATTTTTTGCTTTTGATTTAGCATCTGCTTTACTTGATGCTCCCCATGCTCTCAAAGATAATAGTAATCGTGTTGGTCTACCTTTAGAATCTTTTTCAGGACCACGCATACTGCCCATTCGTGCAAGGAAACTTGCTCGTCTTGGATTGTCGCCTGATTTTACAGGAGCTTTAAGTGTACCTTTATTATAGGATGCTCGACCTTTAGCATTTAATCCACCTTGTGGGTTCTTACCTTCTTTGCGTTGCCATGCTGGAGTCTTCATTTCTTTATTCCTTTCAATCCTCTAATACCAAACGATGCACCTATACTAGCATACATCGCCCATTGAAACCATTGAGGTGTTTTATCTAATGCTTCAAAGCCTTGAGTAACAAAAGGTTGAAGAGGTGGAACGAAGGACATAGCAATAATAATAATAAATAATATTGTCCACGCTTCATCCTTCCAACTATTATCAGATGCTTGAGCCATTATCTTTTCCCAACCAGCTTCATGCGTTGCCATTGTCTCCATTACTTTGGCTTCAGCTTTTACTTTTGCTAGAGTTGCTTCACCTTGTGCTTTTGTTTTGGCAACTTTTGATTCCATCCATGTACTAGCAAGAGAACTTATTGGTCCTATAATAGCACTTAACATAATAAACTCCTTTGGTGAGGGATATAAATGGCACCCATGCTACAAATACCCCTCATAATTTATTCTACTAATTCAACTTCAGTATAAATTTTAACTTTCTGTTCTAACAATTTTAATTGTATTTCAATATCTCTCATGCGAACAATGCTTTCACTTACAGATTTAGGTGGCTCCCATCCATCTATCCATGAATCATTCTCTTCTACTTCAATGGTCAGCATTTCCATTTGATGCTCTAAGAAAGTTATTCTTTC